GAATCGACGATATAGACTATGGAAATCACGGGACTAAAATTATGCTAAAACGCCGTATTAAAAAGACATCACGGACGGAAGTGATGAAAACAACAGGCCGACAGTATCTTATATGTAAGGAATGTAATGACGAAGAAGTTTTGGTGAGTACCGACATCGGTATTGTCACGTGCGGTCGATGCGTACAACGAATGAGCGCTCCTCCTGAGAACAGACAGTCCGCAGTAAAATCGGATAAGCCACGGGGTTGGCATTTCAAGATGTATTTTGAACAGAACGGTGTGATATATTCCAAGGGTGAAATTGTCACAGACAAGAAGGAAATTGCTAAACTCAAGAAGGCAAGTACAGAAACTTTGCCCGTTAAAGTGAAGAAGTCTGCTGCAAAGGTAGTAAAAAAGACAACTGCTAAACGGAATAGTAAAAATGCTCGTACTACCAAATAAAAGTTCCGTTATCTGGGATAGATTTCTCGAAGAGAATCAAGCACTCGTATACAAATATATTGTACGTGAAATTAAACGAAATCTCACTACGGATAACGATATCATTGAATTATTTAAGTTCGAAGATGATTCCATGCATGCGTGGATTCCGAGAGATAAGGTGCTAAAAACACTTCAGAAAGCCATGAAAGTGTTCATTACCACAGAAGAATATGAATACGCCGGAAAAACCAATAACATCATCAAGTCCTATCATATTAATAAATTAATTAAGGACTCTACTAAATTAGAGGAGTAACTGTATGGGGTTTGAGACAACACGTTGCGTTGTTCTAAATTCTACGTATGAGCCAATAGACATCGTTACCGCACAACGGGCAATGATACTAATCTTACAGGGAAAGGCAATTGTTGTTGAAGAACATCCACATTTACTCGTGCGTTCTCCAAAAATAACATTTAAATTACCCGTCATGGTGGCGCTTAAAATGTTTGTACGTGGAAGAAAGATTTATAAGACGCCGGCGCCACTTAGCCAACGGAATTTATTTCTACGTGACAATTATACGTGTCAATATTGTAATCGTGCAAAGAAAGACTTTAACAGTTACGAATTTTTAACGCGAGATCACATAATTCCAGAATGTCGAGGAGGCAAAAGTGCATGGACCAATTTAGTAACGGCATGTTCAACGTGTAATAACAAAAAAGCATATCATGACTTGATAGATACGACATTGGTATTACAGAAAACTCCAACAATTCCTACTTTGTTTGAATTGTGGATGAAACGAAATCAAAATAAAATTCAATATTTAATTTAACACTCAAATAAAGGTTACTATGTTTACAATTACGAACACCGAAGAAAAAATTGAACAGGATTATGCAAAGTTTATGGAGTATATTGAGGCCGACCCTCGTGCAGATAAACTGAAGGAAATGTATGTTCCACTACAAGAGCAGTTGACTCTCGCCCCTGCTTCATCAAAACGACATTACCACAATGCATTTCCCGGTGGATACATTGACCATGTACTTCGTGTCACGGAAACGGCGTTGAAAGTTGCGTCACTTTATAAAAGTATGGAAGGTGATATTAATTTTACCAAGCAGGAATTAATTTTTGCCGCACTACACCATGATTTGGGTAAGCTGGGTAATCCAGATGAAGGTCCGCATTATGTTGACCAAGATTCCGATTGGCATCGTAAGCGAGGCGAACTATACTCAATTAACGAAAATCTTCAGTATTTTAATGTACCCGAACGGGCATTGTTCCTACTTCAGAAGTATGGTATTGAAATTACTCAAACCGAATGGTTGGCAATTAAGTTGTCAGACGGATTGTATGATGAAGGGAATAAAGCATATCTAAAAAACTTTGCAAAATATGCAATGAAAACTAATCTCCCGTACATTATTCACTGGGCAGATCACATGGCATGTCGTGTAGAAAGTGATAAGGGTAGATTTTAAAAACATGGGACAAAGGTAAGCAAAATGTTTATTTTTGTCCTTTTGTTTATACTTATTTTTGTGGGGATGTCTACGGAGTTCCTACGCACCATTATCCAACTGCGGAAATGGATACACAATATGGAGAAGTATTATGACGAGAAAGTGGACTATGCAAGCCGTACCAGCTACTGTAATTGCCAAAGAAATGGAGTTCAACCGAGAAAATTTGTTAACCTCGTTTGACAAGTTATTTGATGATGCATTTCGTGGAACATATCCAGATGTATACAAATTATTTGGAATTGACCCATTTAGTAAAACATCATACCCCAAGGTAAATGTGGTATCGTTTGAAAATAAAATTGAAATTGAAGCAGAAATTGCAGGATATACAAAAGATAATATTTCAGTACAGATCGAAGACAATGTGTTAAGTATTGTAGGAAAGGCTGCGGCCGCCGAAACAGACGATTCGTTAACGCATAAAGGTATACCAACCAAAGTATATATTCTTCGGGAACTGAAACGCAGTTCGTTTAGTCGATCATTTACATTGAATGATCAGTTGGACGCAGAAAAAATTGATGCTACTTTTAAAGATGGGTTACTCAAACTGGTTATTCCACGAAAGGTACAAATCTCACAAAGTAAAGTTAATACGGTTACAATTAAATAAAACCATTTAAATATGGAGGTTTAGTATGTGTGGATGCTTATTGTGCAGTTGCAAGTGTATTATTAATCCCACTGACGTAACTATCATCTAGGAGGTGATCTAACAGTTACGTTACGCCTAAAACTCTCTCATTTGGAGAATAAAACGCGGGTGAGGTTATTTATTCCTCATTCGCGTTTCTCAAATATATGAACACACGATCATCATTAATAGCAATTACATCATTGACCGCAACATTTGTCGCGACCTGTGCCGCAGTATTTTCAATAACGGGCATCGCGCACTTATTTGCAGGCGCTGCACTGAGCGTGGCAATTATGGCATCGGCATTGGAACTCGGTAAATTGGTGAGTATTTCTTTCTTATATCAGTACTGGAAGGAACTTCCTAAACTGTTGAAGTATTATTTATCCATTGCCGCATTCGTATTGATGATAATTACGTCGGCGGGCATTTACGGATATCTAACCGCCGCCTATGCAAAAGTTTCTGCGGAACCATTGCGGAAAACTGCCGATATTCAAACGGCAAATACAAGAGTTATCACCATCGAACAAGACATTACCCGAAAAAATAATCGACTAAATCAGTTGATTGGATTGCGCGCGCAGCAAGAAAATCGTTTGGATGGGCTGATTACCAAAAGTCAATCGGGTAACACTTCTACGATTCGTAATGCGCAGTCTACATTAACTGCGGCAGATAAAAGTGTAAAGGATTTACAAAATGAAATCACCGCTCTTTCAAGCGTTAGAGATAGTTTAAATACCATCAAAATCACCAAACAGGTAGAAATTGAAACGAACGGGGACATTGGTACATTTTTATATATTGCTAAGGCATTTAATGTTCCACTGGACACCGTAGTAAAATGGTTCACATTAATAATTGTATTAGTATTCGATCCATTGGCAGTGGCACTGGTTATCGCAGTTAATTTCCTATTAAAGAATAAACCACCGCATCAGACAGAAGTACCTCTAGAACCAACGACACCATATACTACGGACGAACCCTTTGAAGTGTATGTAGAGTCGCCCACAGAGGTTCCTACGACCGATGGGAACCAGCCGGCGACCGTATCGTGGTATCACGGCCGACATTTTGGATAACATCATCTCTTGACATTGCTCAATGAGTGTGTTATATTTAAGTATTCATACCAAAGGAGGTTACATGCCACACACTGTTGGTTATTGTTGTATTAATACTGTATTAAATAAACAAAAAATTACCACTGGTCGAGGCATGATTCAACGCACGTTCGAAGCTCGTGGACTTGCTTACGTATCTGAGATAGTATTAGCAAATGCAACTGATCTAGTGAAAATTATTCAATGGAATGAAGATCATGATATCAAGGTGTTCCGTATGGGTTCTGGTATTTTTCCGTGGGGCACTAAATATAATTTACATGATCTACCTAATTATACAAAAATTGCTAATACACTACGTATTGCTGGTGAGTTGGCAACCAGTTTCGGGCAACGCATTACTGCCCACCCCGATCACTTTGTAAAACTTGGTTCAAGTAAGCCTGCTGTTGTTGAGAATTCGATCAAAGATCTTGAACTTCATTCTACCGTATTTGATCTCATGGGTCTTACGGCAACTCCGTATAATGCGTTAAACATTCACGTTGGAATGAATTTCTCCGAAGAGGTGGCAGCTCGATGGGTTACCGCTTATAATCAACTGTCTTCAAATTGCAAAAGACGGCTAGTAGTAGAAAATGACGACAAAGCAGGATCGTTTTCTGTAATACAATTATTTACCTACCTTTACGCAAAACTTAATATTCCGATCACATTTGATTACTTTCACCACCAATTTCACCCAGACGGACTATCTACACAAGATGCCGCAGAACTGGCAGTAACTACATGGCCTGAGAATATTACTCCACTGTTTCATTATAGTGAATCTAAAAATCTTAATGAAGGTGTAACTGGTAATCCTCGTGCGCATGCAGATTATGTGTTTAATAAAATTGATGATTTTGGACTGACATTGGATATTGATCTTGAAGCAAAAGCAAAAGAAAAAGCACTATTTAAATATCGGAGTTTTGTATGATTTCTTGGGCAATCTGTACACACAATGAAGGCGATTACATTCAGACATTATTGAATCAACTCATTCCATTTTGTAATGAAACGGGTGATGAAATTGTTGTTGTTGATGATTATTCCACCGATGAATTTACTTGTTCACTATTGAATGCCTATGCAAGTAGTGGGGATATCAAATTAATTCAGCATAGTTTAAATGGAGATTTTTCCAGTCACAAAAATTTTCTAATTGAGCAATGTTCTGGAGAATATATTTTTCAAATTGATGCGGATGAAACTTTGCATGCAAATTTACTACACCATGTTCATGATATTGTTGGGCATAACCCAGACATTGATCTATTTTTTGTTCCGCGCGTTAATGTAGTAACGGGATTGACCGATGAAGATGTTCAACGGTGGGGCTGGCAGGTAAATGAATATGGGTGGGTGATGTTTCCAGATCACCAAACCAGATTGTTTAGGAACACTCCCGATATTCGTTGGCAAAATAAAGTACACGAACGTATTACGGGATACAAAACCTCCGCACCCTTTCCCGACGAAGAAGAATGGGCAATCTATCATGTGAAGGATATTTCGCGCCAACGTGCACAGAATGAATTTTACAGCACGTTATAAAAAGAGAAATTTTATGCAAAAACATATCACATTTATTATAATTTTACTTGCCGCAGTATATTGTGCAAGTGAAATTCCAACATTTACAATGGCAAAGCTTCCAAAGTCAAAGCCAACTCCCATAGAACAATTTATGGGGAAAGTATCGGATATTGAAAGTCAAGGAAATTATAGAGTGGTCAACCGATATGGGATGATGGGCAAATATCAATTTAGTCCAAGTACCGTTCGTGCACTTGGATTTAGAGTATCCAATCAACAATTCCTAAAAAATCCAGATCTTCAAGACAGCGTGATGTTTGCTTATATGAAAGCAAATTATCGTGAGTTGAGACATCTCATTAACAGATACGATGGAAAAACAAAACATGGTATCAAGATTACCCGAGCAGGAATTCTTGCTGGTGCACATTTTGCTGGCAGTGGAGGTGTTGCTGCCTACTTGACTTCTGATGACGAACGTGGTATAATTGATGGTAACGGCACATCAATACGAAAGTATATGTCATCGTTTAGCAATTTTAAATTGCCACCACTATCATTATAGGAAAGATTATGACAATACTAGTAGTATCTTTATTACTTGCAATATTTGTAGCAATGGGATATGTAATTTTTAATTTATCAAAGAAAATTACATTATACGAGCAAACTATACAACAATTTTATGAAGATACAAGTATCGTATTGCATACGATGCGTGTATTAGACGAAAAACAAATGTTTGAAACCGACGACGAAGTGGGCACATTATTTCAGCAATTAACTGATATAATTGACGTACTGCGTCCACTTTTATATGGAACCACTGATGACAAAAACTAAGAAAACTGATTTAGAAGTGCGCAGAGCAAAATTGGGAAAGATGTACTTTACCCCAGATACGGAACGAGCAATTGTTGAATATAATAAATCGACAGATCAAGATGAACGAAATACCATATTTAGAGAACGAATACATGCACCAGTTGATAAATTAGCAGAAAATATTATTAATCGGTTTAAATTTCCATATATGAACGCCAACTTTGAAGATGTTAAAAATCAAGTGGTGTCTTTTTTAGTATTAAACCTTCACAAGTTTACTGAAGATAAAGGAAAGGCGTTCTCGTATTTCTCCGTGGTAGCAAAAAACTACTTGGTATTACATAATAACAATTCTTATCGCGATGAATTGCGATCATCTTACTTAGTAGATTCATCTAATGATGAATCATTTATGTTGGAAGAAGTCTTGACAACAAAGCCCGACGCAGAAACTTCCCACCGTGATACGAGTGATTTTGTACAACTCTTAGTCCAGTATTGGGATTTTAATTTAGACCGCATTTTTAAGAAACAACGTGATAGAGAAATTGCCAACGCCGTTGTTGAACTACTAAGACGGGCAAACTCCATAGAAAATTTTAATAAGAAATCCTTATATGTACTTATTCGTGAAATGACCAATAACAAAACGGTTCATATTACGAAAGTTATCAATAAAATGAAGATTCACGTATTAAAGCAAATGAAGGAGTACAGAAAATCTGGATACTTGGTCGATCCCTCCATGCTTTTCGTCTATAACTCGGAAAAGTAACTATTTATCTAGTACACCGTATTGCACGGCTAGCTGGAAAGAGTAGTACAACACGAGATTCATATGGCAATACAGCTAGACGAACAGACAGCAGTAACATTACCCTTGAAAACAGCAATCATGCTAGCCTTTGCATTGGTTTCTGCAACATTATTTGTATTTCATATTGAAAGTAGAATTGATGAGATAGAAGCAACTGTTTCTAGAAAATCTGTTGCCTGGGACGCCGCCGGCAAATTTACTGCGGAATTTAAACCCCATCCATTGGTTGATGAAATTGATGACAGAGTACGGCAGTTGGAATTGCAAATTGTAAAGCAACAAAAAGACATTGACTATTTAACCAAAGGTAAATGATTATGGGATTCAATCCGTTTAGCAAGAAAAGTTGGGACAAAGCAGTTAACGATACAAAGAAAGCTGTAGTTGATCCAGTAGTCGATACGGGCAAGCAAGCCGCAGATGCGGCCGCAAAGGTCGCCGCAGACGCACAGCGTTTAGCAGAACAACAGGCCGCTGAAGCAAAAAAGGTTGCCGACGCTGCTGCTAAAGCAACTGCTGACGCCGCCGCAAAGACGGCAAAAGTAGCAACTGATACTGTAAACACCATCAACAAAACTGTTGTCAGTACTGCCGGACAAGCTAAAGTTGTAGCAACACGAAGTGCAATGACCGCTGCTAAAGTTGCAGATGCCGCATTAAACGATATTGAAGCGGGTAGCAAGCTTGCAGTTAAGGGGCTCGAACAAGGTGCATATGCCGTCCAAGGTGCCGGTGAACTTATTGCAGAATGGGCCGAGGCAAACTATTGTCAAATTGGCGTGAGTACAGCACTGGGTACAATTTTTGCCGCATTATTATATCGGCCAGAACCAAGTAGCGTAGCAACAACTACAGCCGCAACTGCTCCATTAAGTTCTACTGCCATTGCATATCTTGCCGCAAAAGAAACAGTTGGTGCGGTTGCATTGGGTACGGCATGCGACTTAACAGCAGCATCATTTGTTGAATTAATTTGGGTAGCTCCAGATGTACGAAAAGCAATTGGAAGCAAGAATAAGAAACTTTTAACTGACGGCATTGCGTTTACATTATGTAAGAGCATTGATGCTGCCGCAGGTGCGATGATTGTACCACAGGCCTGTGCGGCCGTAGTAGCGGGTGTGGTAACAACCTTAGTAGCACAGTTGGCCTGTGAACGCACATTACCAAACGGTGCACGTGAGTGGGCAACTACTGGTGCAAGCGGGCTTTAAAATAAGTGATTGAACTGGGAAATCTGAATATTTGGTCAATCCCATGCTTTTCGTCTATAACTCGAAAAAGTAACTATTTATCTAGTAGACCTTTTTCATAGACTATATTATGGCATTTGACGAAGTTATTTTCGAAGGAAAAACATTATCAGATATGTTTTCTGATGTATATAAAAATACAAATACGAAACGCGAGCAGATTAATAGCTTCGTGGCAAGTTTTGTAAAAATGATCCGTACGCCAGAGGATGCAGCGGTCATGGGCCCAGTTATAAAAGATTTTCTGGACTTAAATGTAAAAAATGATGAGCACATTGTACGATTAGTACAGATTGCACAACGGTTAGTCGGCGTTTCTTCTAAGAACGCCGACACTGGAATGCTTACAGAAGAAGAAAAATCTCAACTACTAAAAAATATTAAATCTGACTTTGAATCGGTGCTTGCTGAACAAGATGATTTGGATATTGCCGTGTCGGGGATGAAAAAGTAATATGGCATCGACGAGTAAATATGTATACAATGGTAAACCAGATGGATTGTTAAGTATATCTGGTGCCACTGAATCGGCAACACCAATTCCGGCACAGTTTTATGAAGCTCTCGTCGTCGATGTCATATTAGATCACCACCACCCGCAGTATGCTAAAAAGGATGGGTATAATGTAGGTACCATTAAAATTCGTATTTTTTCTGTACACAATGGCAGAAACGACGATCTTCTTGATTATGCAGATCCCATAGAATCTTCTATATTAGAAATGCCATTGATTGGTGAATTGGTGATAGTACATAAGATCCTTGGAAACTTTTTTTATACGCGAAAGGTTTTTCTCGCGCATAGAATGCAAGAAAACGGTATGCTGCAATTAAATAATGTCCTAAATACTAGAGGTGATAGACTCAAATCAAAGATTGCCACTACAAAACAAGAATTAACCGCAGATAAGCATAAGTTTGGTGAATATTTTAAACCAGACAGTCGAGTCCGACCATTAAAACATTTTGAGGGTGATTTATTAATACAAGGAAGAATGGGTCAGTCCATTCGATTTGGATCGAGCCAAATGGAACTATCAAGCCCTGGCATGGCACCAAATATAATACTTCGCACGGGTCAAGGAAAGGACATAGAAAAGACTGATGCAACAAAAGATAGTGTATTTGGATTGATATTGGAGGATATTAACAAAGATGCCTCTTCTATATGGATGACGGCAGATCAAAATGTGCCGTTTGAGCCCATAACAATTAATGCGGGATCGTTTAATCGTTCAATGCAGGCACCGCCACAAAAATATGGCGGCGCACAAATCATAATGAACTCAGATTCAATTGTCTTAGATTCTAAAAAAACACACATATCATTATATTCTAACGAAGAAATATATTTAAATAGCTTCAAAAATACAGCAATAGACACGGATAGTAGTATTATACTAACCGCAAATTTAGATATAGAACTGAAATCAAGTCGCCGTATTGACGTACAAGCAGATTCTGATGTTACTATTATATCTGGCAATGATATGTCAATGGTTGGAATGGGTACTATGTCATTACTTGCTAAAAAAATATATTTGGGAAGTTCTACAAATGATGCAGAACCCACGGTGGGTGGTACAAGTTTATCAATGTTTCTTGCAAGATTAATTCATGCATTGATGGGAATCGGTGTGACGCCACCACAAGTTCCGACATACCAATCTATAGGGTCACCAATACCAACTACCGTGCTTCCCCCACTGACGCCTGGGCCGGCAACTCTGGCACACGTAATAACACCAGTGGGCCCAGCAGTGCTATCACCACTAATAGTGACCGCACTAACAGCATTATATGCCGAATTGATACCACCAAATGTAGGTTCAATTAAAAAATTACCATACTCTGGTGCACCGTTTAATAGTTCTGATGTATTTGTGAATATGGGAAATGAAAATACCTCTGCTCTTATTGAAAAAAATGAATTTAAGAAAGGTGAACAAATAAAAACCGAAAACAGTAAATGGAAACTTTCCGATAACTATTATAAGGTATTATAATTATGGCAATTGACCCGTTAAAAAGTGCAATTGCCGCTACAAAGGCGGCCGCATCAAATTCATCAATTCCTAACAATGCTGTTGATGCGGCCAACGCATCAATTGATCAGGCAAATGTTGCAGCAGATGCAGCACAGGCAAAATTAGACGCTTTAGCAAAATACAAAGATCCGGAGTTCATAAAAAAAGAAGCGGAAGCTAGAGTAATGGCATTGGTAGCAGACAAACAACAAGAATTGTTAGCACAAAAAACTGACATAGAAAACCAAGTAACGGAGAAGTTAGCATTATTAACTGAAACGTTGGCGTTGGCATTAACGGTATATTTAGCATTTCCCCCAAAATTACCGGCAATTGATGTCAAAGCATTAGCAAAAAAAGCATATGCAAAGACAAAAAAAGAACTACAAGACTTACGACAAAAAGTAAGTAAAGAAAATTTGAAAAAAGGAAAAGAAACATTTAAATATCCGATGAAGCCAAAAGAATTATCAATCCCCAAGATACCAGAAATACCAAAATTACCACCGATTCCCAAGATACCAGAAATACCAAAGATATCATTGCCGACGATACCAAAATTGCCTTTGTAAAAATATTAAAATTATAACTTCAAAATCACCGTAAAGTTTAACTTACCACCATTTATATAGAGAGTGTTTTATGGACAAGCAATTACTTAAAGCATACATTCGCACAATTGTTGAGGAAGAAGTTTCTAGAATTCTGCCACAAATGTTGTCCGAAGCAGTGTCAGAAATTAAGCAGCTCAAAGAAAATGTAACAGAACCAACAAGAACTGCGCCAAAACTTGACCGTAGTAAACTGGCAGAATTGATGGGAGTAACATATGACGGTAGTACATTGCGGGCGACCACAAACAATTTACCATCAAGACTTCCTGATAACATACCAGCCAATGCAGATCCAGAAGTGGTAAAGGCAATTACAAGAGATTATTCTGCAATGATGAAAGCGATGAAATTAACTTGAGATAAGATATGGCACAAGCAATTGGTATTACATTACCAATACAAATTGGAAATATGGGATATTTTCAACAAGCATTTGATACATTAACTCAAGTTAAATCAAACTTTATAAATTTGATACTTACTAGAAAGGGAGAGCGTGTCCACCAACCAGAGTTTGGGTGCGGCATTCATGATTATTTATTTGAGCAACTCACTCCAGAAAATATTGAAGGGGCAAGACTCTCGGTAGTAAATGCAGTAGAACGTTGGATGCCATTTTTAGAACTGGTACAATTTGAACTCAATGCGTCACCAAACGACTTGGATAATAATAGACTTCAGTTATATGT